GTCAAATTCTTGCTCTACCTCATCCACTTCAGGTATTTCTTCAGCTTCATACTTCGCGTAATCGATTCCATCGTCTATTTCATCGTATTCGTAGTAGTTGTCTTCATATTGCTCTTCCTCGTGATTGTATGCATAGCGTTCTGCTTTCTGTCTTGTGTCCCTAATTGATACTAACTTGAGATCTTTATTGAACACTATCTCGAAGTCACAGTTGCTCCCTTGTTCTCCTATGCTTATTTGCATACTGGTTGCCATATCCATATCATCGTGTGCTAAGACATTCTTGTACTGTGGTTCTTTGACAGTCCCGTCTTTGTACATTATTGGTATGGTTTTTATAAAACCTTTATCATACAAAAAGTAGATATCGTTCTTGTAATCCAGTAACGTGGTTTCAATATTGTAACCGCATTCATCTGATATAACCCTCCTCCTAATGGCCATATAGGCTTGGAGCCCAGCCCAGTTACTGTCGTCCAATGACAATTTTCCTTTCTTGTTAAAATCGTATGTGAACATCTCTGGAACTTCTGTGTATTCATTAATTAGCTTCTCAATTTTTTTAGGTTCGTCCCAGATCACTGTGCGTTGTTGAGTCTCCTTGAATACTGCATTGAACTTGAAAGCATTCCTAATCATCGTTGTGTTGCAACTACCATATTGACTTGCCTTTATATCGTTTTCAATTATCAAGATATCACTCTCTGTGAGGTTGTAGTACCTGTACAAAAAATCTTTGTAACCTTGTATACAACATGCTTCTTTAATCGATTTAGAACCCATCATCCTATAAGCATTGTCTTTCCCATACATTCTGGTCAGTTTCTCCATGTCTTCATCACCTTCATAATGTTTGGCAGCTTCCGGTGTTGTTTCTCGGTATTTCTTAGGCTTACCCACAATGGTCATTTCGTATAGGCTCGGATTCAGACCACTATCGAGCTTGTCCAGGTATGTTTGTAGTATAGGTAGCCCCTTAGCCCAAGCTTCTTCACCTTTAACTATGCTAGCTCTCAACATGTCTATTTGCAAGTTATTCAATGCTCTCGCCTTCTCGTTGATGCCTGTGTAATTGAAGAATCTGTCTAGCTGTCTGACCACTTTAGGGCCACATTTGTTGCATTTGAACACTTCTGTTGAGCATGGTGTCATCTCGTACATATCACCCATTCTCAAATATTTTAGTGTTAGCCCAATACCATGAGGTATATGTTTCTTTTCCTGTGGTGTGAATACTTCATAGAATGCGTCTACTACCTGCTGCTTACTAACATTTCGAAAATGACTGTGTGAGTCGTCGCCTGACGTTGAGGGTCTGCATTCAAGCTGCTTCCTATGTGCTGTGAATTTTATTGCTAGGTCCATCATGAGTGTATTGATCAGCGTTGTATATACTTCACCAGAACCCAGAATATCTTCCAGTGTGACCATTATTTGGCTTTCCTGTCTCTTGTCAATCTTAAGCATATAGGCTATTGTCGTTGTCGTCTTGCAAGCGTATGACATGAAAATTTCATTACTAATGTGTTTCACTAGCCCTTTAGTTACTACCCACTCCATCAATTTATTCCACAAATGTTTTAACATCTTGGTGTGCGATTGGTCGAGACCTGATATGTCAGTTGTGGCCGACACTGTGAAACCGTCCTCTATGTCTTGCTTTATCTTCTGCTCTTTTTGTGTATAAGATAGCCCAACCCCCCAACCCTTCATCTTCTTCAATGCGTTCGCAATGGGTCTTATAATGGGTCCTACTACATATTTTTGCATGGCGTGAATGGCGTTGATCTGTCTTAGTTTATCGTCGCGCTGCTCCTTGTCTTTTTTTACAACACCTGAACCAGGTTTTGCGTATGGTTTGACTAATGTAGGGTCGTTCATGTAGATATCAATCTCGAGTTGTTGTCGTCTATTGAGGCTGTTGTAGTATGCATCAATGTTGGTATCTACGTCACTAAGCA